CTATTAAACAGTCGTGTGGTGGAAGACCCATTAAAAAAAAATTACTATCAACTTTGTCACTCTTTTGAAATTTAAAAAGTGTATCGTATCTAAAATATTTATGGCAATAATCTAATAGATCTGGTTCTAAAAAATTATCGTAGATCTCACAACTTTTCATAATTTGCCCATCCAGTGACTATGTATTTATATTCTTTTAAAGCAGGTTTTCCATAATGACTATGAGTCCATGATGCTGGCCATATTGCAATTGTTCCTTGTTCTGGATGTATGTTTACATCTTGTTGTGGAAAGTAAGTTTCACCACCCTCTTTAATTGTATTACAGTATATAGACCATACGATCATTCTCCTAGATTCATACTCTTTTCCCCCGTGTTCACAATGTTCCGCCGCATAACTTTGTCTGGGTTTATATTTTTGATAATTACAATTTGGTATAATATTCCATCTACAAAGATGTTTGTTATCTAAAAATTTATGTTGGTCTTTATATTCTAGCATACATTTAAAAAGATCTTCCGACCACTCAGATTTGTAAACATCTGCATGCGTGCCACTATAAAAATTTTTAGTTCCTTCTGAGTTACCGGGTTTTAACACTGCTGTATCTAACACGTCAATAATACTCTGACATTTTTTTTTACTTAACGCATTCTTTTTTACAAAAATAAAGTCATTCATTTACTTACCCCTAAACCAATGTGGTAAACCTAGGTGAGGCCTGTGATCAAATTTTACATCTGTAGTGTTTACATTATTGTAGTGTAGAAATGTTTGTATACAAGTTTCACCTTCAAATTTTTCTCTCCAATGTGGAAGTATTGATCCTTTATAAATTAATAAATCACCAACACCTAGTTTAATTTCTATTTGTTTTTTTTCTACTTCTAAATAAATTGGCCAAATTTTATCGCAACCTATATTTAAAGTTACGGATATTTCACAAGAATCTCTATCTGTATGTTTTTCTAAAACAGTTTCTTTTTTATATGCTCTGGTGTAAGAATATTGTTCAATTAATTTTAAATTTGTTTTTTCTTCTACTAAAGATTTTAATTTTACTAAAAGCATATCACCCGCGATATCCCCAAATATAGAGTATGATCCAGGTGCTTGCGGATCGTTTAGAGTCCCTTCATTTAAATTATATCTATTTACAAAATTATACTTTCTCTTAGTTTTGTATATTTCTGCTTTGTTAGAAAAATACTCTGTTAGAAAACCTAACAATTCTTTAGACAAAGTATTTCTTATAACACAATAGTGTCTGTCTTTAAAAACAATCCCATCCTTCATATCTTTTTATAATATCCTTTGATAAATATTTTTCCACGTTATAATATTCTTTTTTTATAGTTGGTCTAATTGTATGTAATTCTGCTTCAAGTGGAGCATCATTATATTTAACACCATTGTATGTAAACGGTTGAATATTTTTAAAACTATGTTTAAATTCTGGTATATTAAAAAAACTATAAATTTCTTTCATTTTATCTTCTGTACTATTTACCATATCATCATATTTTATCAACAAATAATTTTGATTAGTTATAATTATATTACTAGTAGATTGCCAATCCCAATATATTTTACCATGGTCTGGGTGCATTAAATTAAATATTAAATTTTCTACATCTTCTGGTTTTTGAACTTTAACATAAGAAGCCAGTACCTCTACTAAAGGTCTTACCAATAAAAGAAACTTTGGTTTATAGTTTATTTTATCTAGCATATCTAAATTATACGGAGTTCCCCAACCGCTTCTTTCAAAAATAAATTCTGAGTCTATGTGCTCGTAGTAGTTATCAAAAAGTTTTTTTGTTACGTTATTTAAACCTGTTGCCTCCGGTAAATTTTGTATCCAAGTAGATTTATGCATCTCAAATAAATCATACATTATCTGTACAACACAGCTGTTTGGACTAACTGTTATATTTTTGTTTTGATTTAAAATAGAAGATAAAAAAGTATTACCTGATCTAGAATAACCAGAAATAAAATTAATTTTTTTCACTTAAAAGGATCTCCAACACACCAGATAACTAATGAATACCTTGTTCCTTTTGTTACCGGTTTGACCCTATGGAAAGTATGGCTAGGAAAAACAACCATTGATCCTTTACCACTTAGTTCTTTTAGATTATGTTTAATAGAACCCTGTTCAACATTAGAAAAATCAAATTCAAAATCACCTCCCTCGTATTCATCTGGATGAGATAACAACAAGGACATAGATAGTTTTCTTACTTTTTTATATGTAAGCTTGTCTTCTGGGTCATCAAAAGGTTTGTCTTTTGAATCTACATGCCAATGATAATATTGTCCTTTTTGATATTTTGTAAATTGTGCTTGCTCCATTCTGTCCCAATCGTAGTTCCAATCAGCATCTTTATTAGCTTGATCAAACACACTTTGAATATCTTGATAGATCCAATTTTCATCTAACCAATTTATTTTAGAGTCTCTGTATTTTTTTAACTTTTCTAAACCATCTTCTTTATGTTGTTCTAAAGTTTTGTTTGCAGTTAAAGCGGTTCCAAGTTGATTGCTTAAGCCATATTTTTTTATTTCATCACAAATATGTTCTGGAATAACTTTATCTAAAATCCAAAATCTATGTTCGTGTATCATTTTTCTTTCTTCAATAATGTTAGCAACGTTTTAAGTTGTTCTTATGAAGGCCAATTATCGTCTTCAATAGCAGTCAGCTGACCTTGCATTGACCATATTCCACTTGTAACTGATGGTCCTACACCAGCTTCTATAACATAAACTCCACCACTTCCACCAACTGATCCTGGGTTAGCTGCATTATAACATGACCCACCTCCGCCACCAGTTCCATTTACTCCCGTTGGAGGTGTAAAATAAGAATTGTTTGTTCCGCCACCAGTTGCAAGAACGGCATTACTTCCTCCACCGCCTGCAAGAAAACCTGTTCCTGCTGGTGCAATAATAGCTTGTTGAGGTATAGATTTAGCTGGGAAAGCTTGTAACCCTGCGCCTGCACTTGATTGCGAACCGGCTGCGCCAGCTCCTCCAGCTCCTCCACCAATTCTATTATCTTGTACTGCTGGTGAGTTTCCTGTTCCGCCTGCATTACCTTGATTTATATTTGATCCAGGATTTGATGCACCCGGTTGAGTGGCTGATCCTCCAGGGCAGTTTTGACCAGGGTTATTATTTCCCCTTCCGCCTCCGCCTCCGCTTCCTCCAGGTCCTCCATTAAAAGTTGATGTTGGACTTACATAGTTTGGTAAACCTCTTCCTGATCTACCTCCACCTTGTGCAGTATATGTTGTTCCACCAATAGGTGCAGAAGTATTGGATCCGTTACCTGTAGTTCCACCTTGTCCGGCTGCTCCGCCACCGGCACCGATAGTTACTGGAAAACTTGATCCAAGTGGGGCACTATTAATAATAACAAGTCCGCCTGCTCCACCGCATCCAGCTTGATGACCCGCGCCACCTCCACCACCAACAAGAATTACTCTTCCTGTTTGACCACTGTTATTAGGGTTGGCTCCACTATAAGTTCCTGGAGATGCAAAAGATGTTACTAAGTCGTTTACAATAGGTGAATTATCTGGCCCAATAACTCCCCCATCATTGTTTAAATTTTCTTGTCCTACTAATTGAAATCCTGGTGTGATAAATCCTGCTGTCATAATTATTCCTTAATACTCCAGGTGAAAGTGTCTGGGTTCCATGTTTTAGTTATTTGTACACCATCTACATTTCTTTGTCCAACGTAACTTAGAGAATTTTCGATCCAAGTGATAAGTAAATTTTCTGGGTAAAAAGCGTCTCTAGGTAAAGTGTTTCCTAGATCATCTACAGTTGGCCAAGCCACAGGACACTGCCATTTAAATTGTTCATTTAAAGTATAAGATGCATATAACTGACCGTTTATAAAAACATCGTTTACTGGGTCATACGTACCCCCTACACATGCATAGTTCCATCTAGTGGCTGCATCAAAGGCAGTTGTGTAAGTTTGTTTCCAAGCTACTCCCGGATAAACTCCATCAACTAATAAAATATCTGGATCGTTAGAAATATTATTTGAACACCATGTTTCACCTGCCGAATCATTTGGTGAAGACACAATATCATTGGGAGCAGTAATTACTCTAATTACATTGTTATTTGAATCTAGTTCTGCAAAATATAAAACTTCCATAATACGTACTCTTACAACAAATTTGAAGTATTGTAAATATTAAGCGTCGTCTAATACTTCGTATGATATAAATAAATCAAGATCACCCGCCGCACTTGCTCCACCTTTAAGGAAGTCACCTTCCATTAAATATATTGGTGTGTCTGATACTACTAACGTTGCGTCAGCAGGGACTGCAACTGTGTTTGCTAAATATACTGTTGCACTAGCTCCTGTCGGTGAAATTCCATCTGCACCTGCAGTTGTTAAGCCGTCTACAAATAAAGAAAGATTAGCTGCATTTGATCCATCTACATTGGCTACTGTAATTCTGTTTATTTTTACAATTTTATTTGCAGCAACTTCCATTAACGTTGATGTTAATGTAGCTGATAAATTCCAACCTAGGTTACCGCCTAAAATTGTTGCTACTGATACTATATTTGGATTTGCCATAATTTTTTATTCCTATTTGTTATTCTTATCCGAAAACGATTGCCATTGCAATAGCTTTTCCTGTTGTTGCTAAACCTGATCCATTTGATTGGATTTCACCTGTTCCCTTAGGAATAAGGTTAATGCTTACGTTAGTTTCTCCAGAAGCCGTAATACTAGGTGCATTACCTGAAGCAGCGTTAGCTAATGTAAGTTCATTAACTGCTGAACCTGTAGCTGTTAATAATAATAATTCATTACCACTAGTATCTAAAATTGAAGTTCCAATTTTAGGGGCTGTTAAAGTTTTGTTTGTTAAAGTCTCTGTTCC